TAATAGGACCACCTTCGTTGGCAGTGCCATCATGTGTGTGTCCTGTTGATGCTTGAAAGGCTGCTAATAACTGATTAAATTCATCATTAGTGTGGGCAGCCGTGATAACATCACCGTCACTGTATGTAGACTGTCGTGTATACGTTGCTCCCATTTATCTTCTAGCTCCTGTTTGATATTCCATCTGAAATCCCCTAAGTGCGTAAGGGGCTGTTACTCCGTTATCATCTACTCTGAGTGCTACGGTAAATCCTGATCCCTCTACTGACTGTCGTAACAAAGGCTCTGACTGACCACCGTATGTTGCTGTGCCATAAACTCCTGTGCCGTACACAGCCACAATGTCACTAGCAGTAAGAGAGTAAGCTGCAGGTCTTGATGCGTTAGGGTCTTCGTAGTCGTACCTAAGAAACATGTCAGCACTAATAGATGCCTCTGGCTTGTAGCTAACAAGAACACGGTGCATATGTTTGCGTATTCCCGGATCGCCAAAACTTAAATCAGGACTTCTATACTTACCATCTATAGCTGTTCCGTCAAAGTCATTACCTATTTCTTGTCTGTAAATGTAACCACCCTCTCCACCATGTATTACTATTGTAGGAGGAACTACTGCTGAAGTGGTAGGCACTGTATCAGTAGCTGTTGGTCTTATACCTTTTATTTTTGCAAACTCAAATGTTTGTCCTCTTAGTGAACACAACACACCCTCAGTGGATGATTGGGCAGTTCCTGTTTTAGTAAAGAATAGTCTATACTGAGTTTTGTTTGGAACAACTAATGAAACAAAATTAGAAGCGTTCATTATGTTATCATTAAAAAAAGATTGTACTGGTATACTAATTGTTCCTAACTCAACGTCACCAATTCTTGCTGTACCTGCAACTGTTCTTAAACCATCAGCTGCCAAGAATATTAGATCACCTGCAAATTCTTGTATTGTCTGTCCGTTTACACATCCAATGTTTCTTGTTACAGGTGCTACGGCAAAGTTGCTTGACGATGTTCCAGACAGTTTAAATATTCTATTTTCACAAAATATAAACAGGTTTTCACGAAAAACTTTAAGACCTGTTATAGTGTCATCTACTTTGAAGCTACCTGCGCCACTACCTGTTGCAAAGTTGTCTTCATCAAATGGCACACTAAAAACTACTTCTTGTGGTGTGCTTGACATACCTGCATAAAACATGTGGTCTTTAAATACTACTACAAACTTTGCTCCTGTAACAGCAGTGCTAACTTCTCCACCTCCACCTGATGATACGTCTGTGGCTGCAAATGAGGTGTTGAATACTGTTGGTGCATTGTTTCCGTCTGCAACTATAAGTTTGTTATTACCATCAAAATTAAAGCGTTCAAATGTATACTTACCTGCGCTTGTTCTACCACTATCTCTTTCTGTCCAAGACCCACTTCCTGCTGATGCAGTGTGTATTTTTTCTCCTCTTGCAGCAACGATGGTATCGTTAAATATACATGCTAATAATATCTCTTCTGTTGATAAACTTGTTTGTGGGACTACATTTGTGTTATACTTTGTAAAGCCATTTATTCTTCTATATCCACCGCCTATGTCTGGCTCAAAGTTTACAAGCTCAAGTGCCTCTCCGGGTTGCATGGCAAATGTAGACTTGTTTAAAACTAATCCACCCTGTAGTGGAAAGACTGCAGGAGTTGTTTGTGAGAGATCAGGCATTAACTTAACGCTCCAGAGCTAAAGTATCCTGTTGGTTGTTGTATTACGGTAGAGCGAATATACTCATATTTATTTACTAACAAGCTTTGCATGTTCTTTATACCTTGTTCAAATCGTGCAAAGTTAAGTTGATATTGTGTTGTCTCTCCTCTGTACTGATAAACAAAAGCTGTAGCTCCATCTATAATTACAGGGTCAAATCGTGTAGGTATAGTCGTTGTGTCTGTTAGTGCTGAAAGATCTGTGGGAAAAGCAAAGTAATCATACTTTAATGTGTAGGCTCTATTAGGAAATGGAAATAGAAGAAAGTTATTATCTAATGTCCTGACTATATATCTAGGCACTGCACCATTATCAAACTGTGCGACAGATGTGCCATTATCGTGTGTTGCTGCTGTTGTTCCGTTAGCACCTCTTGTACATCCTGTTAACGTGTTAGTGCTAATACCTGTGTATGTTATCTCTTCGTTTTCTATAAATATTTTTCCAGTGCTATCAAAGCCTGTGGAACTTGTAAGATCTATTTCTGTTTCACTAGCGTCTAATGCCTCTGCTAGTGTTGTTGTAACTATCTCGTCCTCTTGTGTCACACTCTCATTGTTAACGTATTCGTTGTATTGCATTATACTTAAATTTGCACCTGATGCCCCTATAGTGCTATTCTTTACTATTCTTGCTGTGTTGTAGTCCACATGCTTTGCATCAGTCGGTATACTATATCTGACTATACCCGGAGAAAGTGTCTGTGTTTTTGTAGTGTGATTGAAGGGATATTGAAACTCCCTTTGATTTATGTATCGTATAGATTCGTTAACAGCATTTTGTGCCTGAACCTGTATACCTCTCGCATTGGAGAAGTTAGAAGAGGTGAGTTGCACTTCATTTAATCTCGCTAATACACTATTTGTTAATGATAAAAAAGTTGCCATTCACCTTGTCCTGATAATGTAAGGGGCAAGTTACCCTGCCCCAAACATTTTGAAAAGTTAAGCTAGTAGATCCCTGTCTACTTCGTCAGCACCATCAGCAGCAAAATGCACTGTATTTTCGTTGCCTATTGGAGATATATCCATAAGCATAGCAAAAATACGAATCTTGCCTTCAGTTGGAGCAGTCGATGTAGCCTGTAGTTCAAGATCAAGCGTATCAGCAGCACCTAATAAAACAGGCACAGAGGCTGTAGATGCAGGGGTAAGATAGCCAATACCTGATGACAAGTTAGATGCGTCATCATCAATGTCTATTCCTGCTACGTACTGATCTACGTCTGATAAACCTAAGTTTACGGTGTTACCGTCAGCACCTGACTGAACGGATGCGATCATTTCAGCCCCTGCGTACAGCACACATGTATCAGCAGGTATGGTTATCGCTTGCACGATATCACCTGCAGATAATGAGTTAATAGCAGAGTTTGAAAAGTCTAGAGTGGTCTGAACAAAGTAAGGTTTCCTACTTGGGTTTCCAACACCTCTAGCACTAACAACTAATGAAGAAACTGTAGCCATTGTATAATCCCCCCTTAAGCTGCGTTATATTTGGCAGTCACGATTGCCTCAGGTCTGAGGATCTTTCTACCATATAAGTGCATACCACGCACGATGTCAGCAAAGCTGTCAGGGTCACGGTATGTTTCAGTTTTGCTGAGTTGTTCAGCAGTCGCAACAGCAGAACCATGACCTGCAACAATAACACCAAAGTTGGCGTTTTGGTTTGCAGTGCCTGATGTTCCTGCACCTGTTCCAACAGCAGGTAGGTTGCTAGACACGTATAGTCTAAAACCTCCAAGGCTAGTTAGAGCAAGCCCATTTTTTAGTTCGGCTGCGTTAAAGTCAGCGTTTACCAACTTGGAGTTTTCGTCACCTAGTAACTCCATGAAGATTGGGTCAACAACCAACCATCTGTCCTGTGTATCAACTTGCTGTTGATTCAACAGTCTAGCCATTCGGTTAATAATAACCATTGGAGTAACAGCAGCTGTAGAAACAGATGTTGCACCCGGAGCTAGGTTTTGGACAGGGATTGAGTGATCCCCTGCTGATGAGGTGGTGATACTGGCAAAGGAATCCTTCCTTAGCTTCATTGAAGTAAGAAGTTCATCTGTACCTGCAGTAGAAACTGCAACACTACCGTTAACAGAAGTATTAACACCGTCAGCTACAGCGTGTAAAGTTGACTGTGCATAACCTGCCATGTATCCAAGAACTTCTTGGTCATACTGGTCAGCTAGTCTATATGCAGCTCTGTCAGTTGCGAGTTGCATAAAGTTTACATGACTGTGTGCTTCCTCAATGTCATCCATTTTGAAAGCGTAGTAGTTAGACTTGTCCACAGTAAGGGTAAAGTCCTCGTCATCAAGATCCTGCGCTGTAACTTGTGTGCCACGAGCGTAAGCCTTGACTGAGATTTCAGGTTCTTTGATAATCCTGACTGTATCGCCCTGATTAGCAATCTCCCCAAAGTAGTCGGAATTGGTGATATCACCAACAACAGTTGACTTGCGGAATGCAAGCTGTACCTGTTTAGAATATATTACAGGACTAAAATTACCATTGGGTAAATTTTGATAGCCTGTAGCACTTGAAAAAGCCATGATAAATCCTCCTCTTGGCTAGGTTAAGAACTAAACATTTTGCTATCAGAGGCTACGCTTTTTTAGAGTTGCATCGCTATTTGATTACATGATTTCAAATGAGATGGGTCTATACTTATCGTAGGTAGTCAGACAATATATGTTTGTACGTGTTAGTTATATGTAGAAAAAATGCCTTGTCAACACTTTTTTTACCTTGCAGCACCAGATAAATCATATACAAATTTACCTGTACGCATTGCTTCTATTATAGACTC